GTGGACAACGGCTTTGCCCGCACCCGCACGGTGTCGATGCGGATGTCGAACGCACAAGGCGGCAACGACGGTGACCCTGAGGAGTCGTTCGACTGGAGCGACTGGTGCTGCTCGATCAACCACGCCATCCTGTTCGCCAAGTACGCCCTGAAGCTGCGGCAGCTGGTGGATCACGGCTTGACGTTCAGCACCACACCAGCCAGTGCGCTGGGCCTGGCACCTGGCGACTACATCCGCCTGGTGTCGGAGGTGACGCATACCAGCCGCTTCAACAACGGCAGCATCGACAGTGAGGGCACGATCACCAGCACCACCACGCTGGCGAACGGCAGCTACAGCGTGCTGACCTGGCAGCCTGGGACGGTGGGTGTCGCTGAGGCAACGCTGCAGGTCGCCAACGGCAAAGCGCAGGCGGCGTTGTGGGGGCGAGTGTTCACGCTGCTCAATAGCACCACCACCAGCCGCGTCTACAAAGTGGAGTCACTGACGATCGGCGACGAGGGCTTCGTCGAGGTGGCCGGCAGCTACCAGCCGATCACAGATGACGGCAAACTGGCCGCCTTACAGTGGGCTGACAGCGACTTTGAGCTGGAGGTCGGGTGATGGCAGCTGTCGCGTTCCCCGCTCTCAAGCCCAGCGGTCGTAGTTACAACCCTGGCGAGTATCCGCAGACGGAGTTCAAGGCGCTCAATGGTGCCACCACCAGGATGCTGTATGGCAACCGCCGCACTAATGCGGAGCTGTCACTGGACTTCCAGAACATCAGTGACAGCGAGGCTGCGCTGATCCTGGCCAACTACGAACGTGTGGCCCCGACTGCCGACTGGGTGAGCTTCACGACAGCAACCGGCGCTGTCGGTGCGGGTTCGACATTGGCGCCGTATCTGCTGGAGAGTGCCAGCGGGTTGCGGTGGCGTTACGCCGCCCCGCCTTCCGTCAGCTCCGTCTTCCCTGGCATCAGCACTGTTCAATGCCGATTCGTCGGGCAGCTTGACGCCGCATAAACTGAGGCAGCAGGCTGGGCTTTCCACGTGGCGTATTACAGCGGACAACAGGGCGCTCTGTACATCGACGGTGTGAAGGCGGCCAAGGTGCAGAACTGGGCGTTCAACACCACGCAGGAAGTGCTGCCCACGATGAGCTTGGAGGATACCGACAGCACCAGCATCGCGGGGATGAGGAGCATCAGCGGCAGTTGTCGGTTGTTCTACTACCAAGCATCACCTGGCAGTGGGGGTGACGTGACGAAGCTGATCAACAAGTGCATGAAGACCGGCACTGACGCGGAAGACGGTGCCAACGCAGTCAGCACTCCCGCCAAGCTGAAGCTGCAGATCATTGATGGCAGCGCAGCAGGGCGCTACATCGAGTTCCATGTCTGGATCACCAGCCTGGCCATGTCGATGGCGATCGGAGAGGTGCTGTCGGCTGACATCCAATTCCAGGTGACCGGCGCTCCTGTTGCTCTGGCGCTCTGATGGCGGTCTATCTCGGTGACACGGGGCTGGTTGAGCTGAAGCGCGACGCCCTCGATACGGCGCTGATGACGCAGCTGGACCCGTCAGACGTGAACGTTGATCGAAAGCGATTCAGCGTTGACTTTGCGAGCGGGTCACTGGTCAGCGGGGATCACCTTGAGATTGCCACGGTCGATGGAAGCCTGCTGCAGCTAGTGGCGGGGCACGCTTACCCAGACGGGCGGTGGTATGTCCACGTCAACCAGGCCGGCGGTCTGCGGCTGTTTGACACCTTCGAGAAAGCCGTCAGCGGGCGGGTCGAGGATGCCTTGCCGCTGGAGCTGCCGACCAGGATCAAGCAGATCAAGATCCGCACCCGCAACAGCCGCTATCGCTGTGTGGCACGGATCAAGGATTTCGAGATCAGCACCACCCGCGAAACGGTGGATACGACGCTGATCGGCGACGAGTTCCGGCAGCAGTATGAAGCGGGTCTGATCAGCGGGCAGGGAACGCTGAATTGCCTGTGGGAGCACGCTTATGCCATCTGCGACCCGGACTACACCACCAATGCACCCGAGTTCCCTGTCTACCTAGCAAGCCTGGTGGTTCGGATACAGCAAGGCGCGGACTTCAGCGGGCGGTTCTTCATTTACAACTCGGGCAGCTCACGGGTCAACAGCGTCTGGTACGAGGCGGATTGCGTCGTCACCAACGTGGCAGTGACGGTACCGGCTGGTGGGCTGATCGAGACCACGATCCAATTCGTGACGACGGGGCCGGTGCAGCTTCGCAGCGGGATGCCGCCTAGCTATCTGCTGCAGGAGTCTGGCGACTTCATCCTGCAGGAAAGCGGTTCGCGTATTCAGCTGGAGGATGCGACCTAAGCTAGGGGGAGGGCCTTAGCGGGTAGACATGCCGGACCTTGAGATTTCCAAGCTGCCGGTACTGGCTGGCGCGGGACTGCAGACAGTTGACGAGTTCCCGTTAGCGGACCGCTCAGCCAGCGAGACGAAGAAGATCACGGCGGAGGATCTCGCTGAGGCGAGCATCCGACTGCTACCGGCGGGTGCGATACCTGCCACGAAGCTGGATCTGACCTCGTTCCCAGACGGGTCGATCGACGGCAGTGCGGTCACGGCGAACACGCTGCCGGCAGATCGGATCGTTGCAGGGTCGATCACGGCGGTGCAGCTCGGACCCGACAGCGTGGGATCCAGTGAGCTGGCAGCGAATGCTGTAGATACAGCAGCAATCCAGAACCTGGCGGTCACCGGCGCGAAGATTGCCAACGACACCATCACGGCAGTTCAGATTGCGCCTAACGCGATCACAGCAGCTGAACTCGCCAATGGTGCTGTTGACAACGCTGCCATTCTTGACGGGGCAGTAACCGGCATCAAGATCGCTGCCGACACTATTACAGCGACCAACATTGCACCTAATGCGATTGGATCCAGCGAGTTAGCAAATGGCGCTGTTGATAACGCTGCCCTTTTAGATGGGGCCGTCACTGGGGCCAAGATTGCTAACGACACAATCACCGCAACGCAGATTGCCCCAAACGCCATTACGTCGGCGGAGCTGGCAAACGGCGCTGTCGATACTCTTGCCATTCTTGACGGCAATGTCACTAACGCCAAGCTGGCGGGTGGGATCACCAGCGACAAGATCACCAGTGTTGCTGCAACCGCAGTCACTGGAACGTTGACTACAGCCCAGCTGGCTGACGCGGCAGTTACAGCAGCCAAGCTAGCGGACTTAGCTGTTGGCACGGCGGCCATTCAAGACGCCAGTGTTACCAACGCCAAGCTGGCCGGCGGCATCGACGGGGCCAAGCTGCTGGCCAATACGGTTGATGCGTCCAAGATCCTCGCAACCAGTCTGGATCGCGGACTGGACAAGACCACGGGCGACATCGGCCACACCAACGCTGTGTCACCTGGCACCCGCAGCGGCATCACCTTCGATGCGCAGGGCCACATCACGGGCACTGCCGCTCTGGCGCCTGCTGATCTGCCGGTAGCTACCACCTCGGCCACTGGGGTGGTGAGCGTACCGAGCAGCTCTGGCCTGACCGTCAGCGGTGTCGGCGCACTGGATCACGCCAATATTGTTACGGCGAGCACCCGCAACGGGGTCAGCTACGACGCGCACGGGCACATCACCGGAATCGTCGCGCTGACGGGCAGCGACCTGCCTGCCGCTACAGCTATCACCCTCGGCGGCGTGACTGTGCCGGGGCCTTCTCTGACCGTCAGTGGCACGGGAGTTCTGACGCACAACAACAGCGGCGTCGCACCTGGCACCTACACGAAGACAACCGTTGACGCGAAAGGGCACGTCACAGCTGGCACCTTGCTGAGCGCTGCGGACATCCCTGGGCTGGACACCAGCAAGATCACCACGGGGCAATTTGACGGCACCCGCATCGCCAGTAGTGCGATCACCGGCGACCAGTTGGCCAACTACTCGACGATGTTCATCCAGGAGGCGCAACCCTCCAGTTCGCAGATTGAGTTCATCGGCCAGCTGTGGTTCCAGGAATCCACGAGCACGCTGCGGGCCTGGAACGGCAACAGCTGGATGGGGGTCGGTATCGGTGGCTTGTCTGCCCAGAACCTCCGCTATTGCGGCATTTTTGATGCTGCTACAGGGATCATCACTGGTGTTACGCCGTTTGGCACGCAGGACGGTTATGCCATCGGGCAAACACTGCCTACGGCATCGACGCAGCGGACAGGTGCTTACTTTGTCGCTCAGATAGCAGGCAACGGTACCTCGGTCACACCTGGCGTTGTTTACGACCCCGGCGACTGGATCCTGTGCATGGGCGCTACCTGGCAGCGGATCGACACGCTCTCGGGTAGTGGCAGCGGCGGTGCCAGTCGTCTTGCCGACCTACTCGATGTTGGTCTGACCAGCCCCGCCACCGGGGAAGTGCTGGTCTTCAACAGCGCCACATCGGAGTGGGTGAACAAGAGTCTGACGCAGGCGAAGATCCTGTTTGCGGAGGCGTTTGACGGCACCCGCACAGCGTTCACTGCCAACTCCGCGATCCCGCATCAGAACAACCTGATGCTGTCGCTGGACGGCGTGCTGCAGGATCCTGGCGTTGACTTCCAAGTGGTTGCGGGCACGACCACGGTGACGTTCACCACCGCACCTGCTGCGAACCAGAGCTATTGGGCGCTGGTGAGTGCGGGTATCGGCGGCGGTGGGGGAGGAGGTGGCGGGGTCACTGCTGTCAGCGCATCGGCGCCGATCACAACAACAGGTGGCAGCGCACCCGTCATCGGTATCAATCC